ATGAAGAATGACATCCGCACAAGCAACTTTGCGGGTGCGTCCCCCCATGATAATCTGCCGCCACGCCACCGCACATCGATAAGCGCCATGTCAAATCCCAACGAAAACGCACCAGACTCGGCGCCCAATGGAGCTGACAACAGTCAGAAGCCCGCTGAGTCAGCGCCAGCTAGCGGCCTCGACGATATTGAAATTCCACCGGGCAAGACTAGGTCAGAAGAACCTGCCTCGGCCGAGGACATCATCAAATCACTGAGCTCCTCCTCGCGCAAAAAATACGAGGGCGGATCATTTCCCAAGCATGTCGTTGGGGGTAGCTTCATGTTTCACGATTTTACGAACATCGACGCCAAAGAGGTGATTTTCGAAGCATGCAACTTTAAATTTTGCATTTTTAATGGGGCGTATTTTAGAAAGGCAAAATTCAAGAACTGCGACTTTACTGGCGCAAAATTCAAAGATTGCAACTTTCGAGACTGCATTTTGTCTGGAAGTAAATTCAATTACACCCAATTTAGCAACACATTAATTTCCACAAAAGAACTTTTATTGAATGCCCCGACATGGTTAAATGTTAGGCGCGAATTCATGATGTCGTTACGCAAAAACTCCGAGAGCGTCGGCGACATCGAATCGGCCAAGACTTTCATCCGCGAGGAACTTAAGGCAGCAAGAAAATACTGCCAAGAGGGGTGGCGACACCAAGGATCCTACTACAAAGACAAATACCCAAAAATCACGGACAGAATCAATCTGTTTTTCCAATCTATCGGATATGGACTGGACTGGCATTTCTGGGGACATGGCGAATATCCAAGCAAACTTATTAGATTCATTTTTGTAACACTTTTGATTTCCGGAGCCATCACGCTTGGATTCGATGACCGCATCTCCCTTGACGCAACACCAGTCAACGCGTTCTTATCTACGTACGGTCAATCGACGATTGCAGCAACATGTACGTTCTTGGGAGTTGCACCAGACCATGGACTTCCTGCCGTGCCCGAGCCGCTTCGAATCACACTCGTTTTCTTTAGGTATATTGCGCTTGGATTCTTCACAAGCTCCTTATTTAGACGGCTCTCGAGGCGCTAACCCATGAGCAAGTCAAATGTGCAGCGAAGCACGATAATTGATGTCAGGTTGTTTGGCTCGGCTGCCAGAGGCGACTTTGACAAATCCAGCGACATTGACGTACTCATCGTAACAAGCGAAGGCAAGCCCGACATAACGCTAATAGAGCGATCTTTGACAGACCAATTCAAATGCAACGTGGATATATCAATTTATAGCATCAATAGATTAAAATTCATGTTTCACGAAGGACATCTGTTTTCCTGGCATCTACACCAAGAGTCTCGCCACCTCGGACACAAAGGAACAATCGACACAATTGCAGCGCTCGGCACCCCAAATCCTTACAATGCAGCAAGCAACGACACCGCAGAGCTATTGGATCTGCTGGATACAATTAGAAGCGAGGTAAAAAGTAGCGACAGCCTAACATTTGAGGCCGGACTTATTTATGTATGCGCCCGCAATATTGCGCTTTCTGCGTCCTGGCACACGGGAAATGGCATTAAATTCGGGCGGTACTCACCATTTGAAGTTACCGCTGGCAAGGCGAACTTCCCGCTCTCGCGCGCCGACTACGACATACTGGTAGCATGTCGCCATGCGTCGACGCGAGGTACAGCTACGACCGTACCGTCCCGTAGCTGGCTAGAGGATCGGGCAAATTCGTGCCATCAATGGGCGTCGGAAGTAAACGAGTGGATTGTGGAGTGCGAAAAATGTCAACCAAGCGCCGGTTTCGCGACCGCGTAGCAGTCGAGCGCGAGGTATTGCACCTCGTCAATCGGCCACTGTTTGCCCCCGCCGAGCTTTGTGGGCTGACAACAAACGCCATTGGATCATGGGCGCGCGTAGTCGCAAGAAGTGGGCTGTCGCGACAGACAGTTGACAGCTTGGAGCAAACACTGCTTGAGATTTCCGGGCGTTGCCGGCTAAACGCTGACAAAAGCAGAGACGTGTTCGAGGATGGGGAGTTAGTTCCTAGAGGCACTGTGGAGGCTTGCGTTGACGCACTAAATCAACAACTTGAGGCTCTTGAGGCAGCTTGTCACTTGAAGAGCCCGATTTAGAGCGAAGGCAGAACTCAACAAGCCATCCGCCGACTACTTCATGGCGCACGCGCAAGTTACTTTGGCGCAGCGACCATGTCCCGCGCCGGGTACAGCTGAAGCATCGCACGCGCCGCGTCAACGTTCTTCGTGTGCAGCCATTCGTCGTAGTCGGTCGGCCGCAAGATCACCACGGACCGCTTCTCATCGCCCGGCTTGTGCATGCGCCCCATCACGCCATGCCCGTCGGCGTTCACGGTGAGCATGCTCATCCCGATCAGCGTTCTGCCATCATCGTCTTCGTAGCGTCGCCAGATTCCCGCGACGCAGTACGGCTGCCAGTCGGCCAGGCCGATCCGGTGCCAAACATTACGACCGGTTTCGTAGCACGGCTCGTAAATCCACGCTGCAGGTATGAGGCATCGCTGCCCGTCTCGCCAAGCTTTCCCATAGAGACGCGACGAGCCGACCGTTTCCGATCTAGCGTTCACCGTGTCAAACGGCCGTTTCTTTGTAAGCCGTCAATAAACGACGCCCTACCAATGGTAGGCAGAAGGTCAGATGCTAAGTGTCCGCGTGGACACATGCACTCAGACCGTGATGACAGAGAAACAGGACCTTCGAAGCAGACTGGTGGTTGGCCGCAGACGGGATGGCCGGCGGGAATTTGATGAAGATGCCGTGCGGGAGCTGGTCGAGTTTTGCCTGAGGCCGGGGGTATCGATCGCCCGGGCGGCCATGGACCATGACGTTAATCCGAACCAGTTGCGTCGCTGGATCTCGCGCCATCAGCAGCATACGCTGCAAACCCCGACGAGGCCGGACCCGCTGGTGATCGACGGCGTATCGATCGACATCCCGGGTTCAGCACGTCGTGTTCCGGTGGGTGAAGCGCAGGCATTTGTCCCTGTCGTCACTGCGCCATCGGCAGTGCCGGCCGTTTCCCCTGTACTGCCACCGGACACGTCGTCGATGGCGCTCTCATTACATGTGCGCCTGTCGAATGGTGTCGAATTCGATCTTGGCGAGGCGAGTGTCGATGAGCTGGCCACGGTGATCCAGATGCTCGGGAGGCTGCCGTGTTCCGGTTCGACGAAGGGCTGAAGGTCTACCTGCATCGCGATCCGGTCGACTTCCGCATGGGCATCAACGGATTGTCGATCCTGGTCGAACAGGCGATGCACCTGAACCCCATGATCTCGGCGTTGTTTGTGTTCGGCAATCGACGTCGTGATCGCATCAAGATCCTCGGCTGGGGCGGCAACGGCTTCTGGTTGCTGCTCAAGCGACTCGAAGCCGACCGCTTCGTCTGGCCGAACGGCGGCGACACGATCACGCTCAGCACTGAGCAGTTGCACTGGCTGCTCGACGGCATCGACCTGGCCGTGATCCAGAAGCATCCCCAGCGATATTACGCGCGGATGAGCTGAACACGACGAGGGCGACATGGTCTAACCGGCCATGCCGAACAATCCCGTCATGTTGAGCGCCGAAGAGTACGAGGCGCTGATTGCCGCGAGCGCCGAACGCGATGCGCTGCGCGGTGAGCTTCGGCTCGTGACGGCTCAGCGCGATCTGGCCGAAGAGAAACTGCGGGCCTACAAGCACGAACTGTTCGGCGCCTCGAGCGAGGCGCGCCATGCCGACCAGCTCGGCCTGTTCAACGAAGCCGAGGCGCTGGCGACGACTACCGACGCGCCTGCGCGCGAGGACGTGCCCGGCACGTTGGTCGCCGCCCACACGCGAGGCAAGCGCGGGCGCAAACCACTCGATCCGAACCTGCCGCGCGAGGTCGTGCGGCACGAGTTGCCCGAGTCCGAACGGTTCTGCGCGCATGATGGCCATGCTCTCGTCGAGATCGGCGTGGAAACGAGCGAACAGCTCGACGTGATTCCCGAGCAAGTGCGCGTCGTTCAGCACCAACGAGTCAAATACGCGTGCCCATGCTGCGATCTCGGTATCAAGGTCACGCCCGCACCGCCGCGTATCATCCCTCGCGGGCTGCTCACGGAATCCGCGCTGGCGTGGATCATCACCGGCAAGTACCAGTACGGCATGCCGCTGTATCGTCAGGCCACGCTGCTGCGTCGCTTCGGCGGAGACATCTCGTCGAATACGCTGGCCGCCAGCGTGGTGCGGGTGGGACTGGCCACGCAGCCGGTAATCAACCTGATGCGCGACGCGCTGCTCGAGTCGGACCTGATCTACGGCGACGAGACAACGTTCCAGGTGCTGAAGGAACCGGGACGAAGGCCGCAGGCGAAGAGTTACCTGTGGGCGCAGATCAACGGCTCGGGGCCGCCTGTGCGGATGTTCTCTTACTCGCCGGGGCGCGGTGCCCAACATGCGCAGAAGCTCTATGCCGGCGTGCAGCCCAGCACCGTGTTGATGACGGACGGGTATGAACTCTACAACGGCATCGCCCACGATCACCAGCTCGTGCATCTCGGATGCTGGGCACACGTGCGCCGCGGCTTCATCAAGGCCGAGGAGTCGGTGCCGAAGGCGGCACGCTCGCCGGACCTGCTGGCGACGCGCTTCGTCGTGCTGATCGGTAAGCTGTTCGCAGCCGAGGCGCGCAGTGCGAAGTGGGCGCCCGAACGCCGGCAGCGACTGCGCGCCCGATACAGCGCCCGCGTGCTCGCCATCATCGAGCGCATGCTGGTCGAGCATCTGCCGGACATCGTGCCGTCGAGTCTGCTCGGCAAGGCATTGCAGTACATGAGCGGGCAGTGGCCCAAGCTGGTCCGCTACGTCGATAACGGCAACTGGCCGATCTCGAACAACCTGTGCGAGAACGCGATCCGACCGTTCGTCGTCGGCCGCAAGGGCTGGCTGTTCTCGGATACGGTTGCCGGTGCGCAGGCCAGCGCCAACCTGTACTCCCTCGTCGAGACGTGCAAGGCGAACGGCGTCGAGCCGTATCGCTATCTGGTCTGGCTGTTCACCAGGTTGCCGCTCGCTACAACCGCCGACGACTACGCGTCCCTCATGCCATGGAGCATGCCTGCCACCCTCAACCTCTGAGGGGCGTCGTTAAAAGACCGCATACGTTTCTTTCGCCCGTCCTCGTCTCGCCGCTCGGATTGCATGAACTTCGGCCAGAAACCGAACACCGCCTTGACCACCTCGGCATCGCCACCCGCCGCGCAGACGATCGGCGCAGCATAGTCCGGATAGACGTCCTGATTCCACGGGTCGCGCCTGTACAGGTCACTGATCCCGAGCTTCAGCTCGCTGATACCCGGATCCTCGTTTGGCGCTCGGTAGTTTGTGCACACTGCCCGCCCCCAATTTTGAGACTTGACGCGGTCATCTTACCGCGCGATACACTGTACATTCATACAGCATTATCCGCGCATCATGATCTTGCCCCCATTCGAGCCGCCGCAGTTCGACGCGATGTCGAAATGGTGGAGCGCGTGCACGTACGCCGACGTTCAGCGTCTCATTCTCGAGGTGTTACACCTGCGGATGACGCTCCGCGAGGTGAGCGAACTTGCCGGTGATGCTGCACGCATGATCGCGTACCTCGAGCAGGCCGACACGCTGAAGTACAGTGCACCGCTGCGCCGATTGAAGATCAAGGTCGAGAAGGAAATTACGCGGGCCGGCAGGATGGACTGTCCCCGTGAGCCGATCGCACCGTTCTCAGACGAGTGGCGCGCACGCGAGGCCGTGAGATGCAAGCTCCGCGACGCTCCCGACGAGCCCGACCCCGGCTCGGACAAGGCAACCAAGCTGCCCGACTTCCAGCACCTGACCTGGACGGATCTGCGCGACGCGTGGAGCGCAACCAACTACCGGGGAAAGGGACCGCTGACGCTCGAGCAGCGCTTCGTGCTCGAGGTTGTCCATATGCGCCGCGCACTGCGACGTATGGACAAACTGGTCAGCGCGGCCGAGCTGGAGCTAAAGCAAAGCGGCGCTTCCGACTCGTTCGCACTAGATCAGCTCCGCCGAATGGTCGACGTCATGCGCTTCGATTGACACAAATTGACGAACGGCGCGCCCGCCGACGATAGACCACTCCGTCGAAAATGGTATCTTCGTACGAAAATCACACCTATGAGAGGGCCAATGGCGAAGCGAGCCATGATCTGCGTCGGCGACACGACGACGCATGGTGGACGCGTGCTGGAGGGCAGCGCGTCCGCCACCATTGACGGGAAACCCATTGCGGGCGTCGGGCACAAGGTACTTTGCCCGCAGTGCAAGGGCGTCTTTCCGATCCTGCCGGACGCCGGCCGGCGCTATCCGCATCAAATCGCGGGCCGCGACACCGCTGTCGAAGGCATGAAGACCGCATGCGGGGCGACGCTGATCGCCTCTCAATCGTCCGCATCGCTCGACGATGTCGGAGCTGGAGAAGCGACAACAGGCGGTGCGGTCGCAGCTGCAGCGGCGGCGCTCGCCCCGTCACCGACGCTCTGCCTCGAATGCCTGAAGGCGGCGGCCCAGAATGCCGCGACGATGATCGCGCGCGGGTAGTTCCATGACCGACACCACGATCGAAGCATTCTTCGCCAAGCGTCAACAGCAGTTGACCATGCAAGTGCACCTGTACGCCCTCGTCGACGGCCTCCTATACGCCGATGCAGCCGACGCGTCACCGCTTCAGCGATCGCAGTCGGCAGTTGCGCTGTTCGACGGCACGCCGGACGCGTCACTGGCCGATGCGGGGCCGTGGCTGATCGACTACGGTCGGGGGTCCGGCGCGATCCGCCAGACACTATCCACCATGGCAAGCGGCTCCACGGGCGTGTCCTGGCTGATCAGCGCATATCCAATCGAATCTCTCGCCGACGAACTGCGCCACCGGCTCGACGTGCGGCTTCCGGATGGGCGCACCGCCCTCCTCCGGTTCTACGACGCCCGCATCATGACCGACATGGCGTCGCTGATGGAATTCACGCAACGCATGCAGTTCTTCGTCGCGACATTCGACTGGCTCGTCGAAGTGAATGGGAAATTGAAGGGAGTGCATCCGCATGCTTGAGTTGACAAGCGAACAGGTCGCCGGCCTTGCCGAGATCGACGCCCGCGGATATGTCGAGCGCATCCGGCTGGATCTCGTCAAAGGAGACGCGAGGCTGGCCGACGATGGCACGCTACCGACGCGCCTCTGGAACGCATACATTGCCGCGCGACAACTCGGCATTCAATCGGACGACAACGTCGAGGCGTTTCTCCGGATCGAAGCATACGCACCGAGCTTCTATATGAAGCCGGCGACGCGGGCATGGTTCACCCGCCCCGGCCGATCGCCGGACGAACGCTTTCACGACTACTTTCGCGTCATGAAATGGCGCATCGAACACCCCGAATACAACGGAGGACTTGAGAATGGCAGCAACGCTTCCACTGCTGAAAGGAGTAATAGAGGAGCTTGGGCCGGTGTTGGTGCGCGCTGGCGCAGCCTTGTTGGGTGGGGCAGCAGTGGCGGGGACAGCCAGCCTGTCTAGTGACACGACGAAGGACGAGAGCAAAGCCAAGACCGACGCGAAAGCGGTGCCGCGTACAGGAGAAAAATGCAAGAAATGTCCGCCGGAGGAAACTGGCTTTGCGGAAAACAAAAATCACCACATGTCGGCGCGCTCCCGCAAGTATCAAGGCCGAATAACTGGGCGACCGTATAGCGTCGAGGAAGGATGGAGCGAAGAGTGGGAGTGGCTTGGAACAGACTTCGATGGTTTCGTGCCAGCGGAGTGCCTATTGCAAGAGGCCAAGGCGCATTATGCACAGTTCCTCAGGCGCAACGACGAAGGCGAACTCAAGGCAAAAAAATGGTTCGAGGGGTACGAAACCTTGTTCAGCACGCTAGAAAAACAAGCGAAGAAGGTAAAACTAAACCCGCCCAGCCGCTTGAAGTGGTACTTCGAAGAGGCCGAATTGCGAGAGTACATGCTTCCAGCGCTGATCGAGAATCAAGTAGCATCCGTCTGGCAACCGTAACCCACGACGATCATGGACATCAGACTCAAATTTAGGGATGACTCACTCGAGCCGACGAACTTCGGGGAAGTCCTGTCACGCATTCAGATCGTGACCGCTGAACTAGCCGCGATCGATCCGACGCTCAATCGCTGGTATGCGCGGGGAAAAAGCCGCGATGAGGCACTGCTATATCAGGCGTTCGAAGACGGGGCACCATCTACCGCTATCCTCGCGGTGCTAAAGCACAAATTTGCAGATGATCCGAATACGACGTATGTCGCTTTGTGGGACGGAAACGACGACGACGATCGCGGAGCAACCCTCGCATGCCATCTCAACGAGCCGGGCCTTACCAACACATTCGAACTGTCGCTGTCCGACAAATCGATTCTCGGCAATCTTGACTCAGTCATAAGAATCGTTCGAGCTGCAGTCATCGCATTCAAACCCGCATACGTCGCCGTCGCGCCGAGAAGCTACGTGGCACGGCAGGTGTTCGATGATAAGCCGGGCGTCGGCTGGATGATCTACTTGCCAACCGTGATCACGCAGCAGCAGGTTCCGGAGGCACGTGAAGTTGTTCCGATCCCGGAGACCGGCAAGGTGCAGACCGGCACCGTCATTGTCAGCACTACAGACGCCCCGTTCTCGATGAGGAATCCCGAGCACGTCGAAACGGCAAATCGGATCGAGATCCGCCTCGTCGAGCAAGATCTCCTCCCCACCTTCAAAGATCTGTAAACGCGATGCCGGCGCGATAGACCGCGCCGGCATCCTCGGTCAGAACAGCCCCACGGGCTGCGCCGCGTCATCCCAACTGAAAATGATCAGTTCGTTCCGCTCGACGCCCCTCCCACCTCCGACCGTGTACTGAATCGGCACGGTCTCGATGTGAAACCCGTCGAACACGCGCCGAATGTCCGGGTGATCGTTCAAACTTACGATTGCCCGACCCTTGAGTGAGCGCAGCCGCACGGCCATCTTCTCGTATTCCTCGAACGGGAACGCCACGCCATACCCCTCCGTCTCGTAGTACGGTGGATCCAAATAGAACAGCGTGTGCGGCCGATCGTATCGATCGATGCACGCGGCCCAATTCAAACGCTCCACGAACGTGTTAGCGAGCCGAAGGTGTGCAGCTGACAATTCCTCCTCGATGCGCAACAGATTCAGGCCGGGAGGCGTTGTTGTCGCCGTGCCAAATGACTGCCCTTCCAGCTTCGCCCCAAAGCAACTTTTCTGCAGGTAGTAAAACCGTGCCGCACGCTGGATATCGGTGAGGGTTTCCGGGACCGTTTGCTTCAGCCACTCGAACACCTGCCGGCTCGTGAGCGCCCATTTGAACTGCCGCACGAACTCCTCCAGGTGGTGCTGCACGACCCGGTACAGATTGATCAGCTCGCCGTTGACGTCGTTGATCACCTCGACCTTAGCCGGCGGACGCAGGAAGTACAGCGCCGCTCCACCCGCGAACACTTCCACGTAGCAGTCATGCGCCGGAAAGCGCGGGATGAGATGGTCAGCTAGGCGGCGCTTGCCGCCGATCCACGGAATAATCGGATTTGCCATTGTGAAAGCCGTTTTAAAACTTGGTGTAGAATCCGGCCCGCCTACCGGTAGGTAGCAGGGCCTTGGCCGATTCACTGGCGTAGACAGTGGAAAGGCGACCGGGAGGCGTGTTGCTGCACGCCCTCCGGTCGCCCTGTTTCTCTCGAGGCCGACTGGCCTCGCATGCCGCGCTATCGCGGCTGATCGATTTGCGCGTCGCTCGTCAGCGCGTCGTAGCTGCGCTCGCACTGCTGGCCGGCGATGCCTCGCTCGTCAGCGATTGCTGCCAGCTCTCCCGCTCGCGCATCAACCCGGCCGAGCACGTCGGCGAGCAAATCGAGGGCGTCGCCGGCTGACGAGCCTCCGGCCGGAGCGCCGGAACGGCGAACACCGGCAACGAGCGCGGCGACCTGTCTGCGCAGGCCGTCAGCAGCAGAAGCAGCAGCAGCGGCATCACCGCGCGCCTGATCACGTTCTTTCGCAGCATGGGTTGCGATCTCCTGTTGTGCCGCTGATTGACGGCGATATTCGTCACGCTCGGTCGCCAGCTCGTCGATCTGCTTCGCCTGCGCTGCAACCTTGGCCGACTGGTCGGCGTCCCGGTGGCCCTTGAAATAGCCGCCGGCCGAACCGGCCACAATGCCGGCGACGACGACCAACCAGATACGCGGATCGATCCAGCTCATACCGCAACCTCCCCGCCCACCGCTTGATACGCGGCCAAGAGATACTCGATCCGGTTTTCGTGCTGGCCGTATCCGGCACCCGGCAGACTGGCCCACACATTCGACACCTTCGCGACTGCCTCACGAAATCGCCCGGCGTCGATCAGCGGTAGCGCACCGTGCTCGCGCAGCTGCTGCAGCGCATACCGATCCTGCGAGACAGGCCCGAAATCAGGCAGCTTCATCTGCGCCTGATAGACCCGCCACCAGCGATTGAGGATCTGATAGCGACCGGCCGCCGTCGACGGCACCGGAATCTGCCGATTGAGCACATTCGGATGCGCCGCATAGCTCGCAAACAGCAGCGGCCGGCCCGGCGTCGATCCCACCAGTACGTTGTAGCCGTCGTCGGACCTCGCAAGCATCACGGAGCCAATTTCGCTCACCGCGATCATGTCGAGGAACGCGACGCGGTTCTTGCCGCCAGCGGCGGCGATGTCGATTCGTGCCATCGTCACTTCTCCCCGAACAGGCGCTTCGCGTTACGGCGCAGCAGCACCTCCAGGTACTGCGATCCGATGATGCCGAGCGCGCTCCCGAGGCCGAGCAGCGCGATCGGCGGCAGATCCGGGATCTGCAGCAGCGCAATGCCGGCGACCATCGACGTCGCCGAACCCAACATTGCCCGACCGGCAACGAGCCGAAACGTCATTTGCTCGCTGCCGACCAACACCTTCGCAATACCAATCAGTCCGCCCATGATGATCAGCTCCAGAATCGTCTTCTCGTGGTCTTGCATCCCACCCCCAATTGAAAAAAGAAAAGCCGCCCGAGTTGCCTCGAGGCGGCTGCTAATAACGGCCCGCGCGTGCGTTATTTCTGCGGTGCCGGCACTACCAGATCGATCTTCTTTTTCGGCTTCTTGCCGTGACCGGCCTTCGCCTTCCCCTTGTTGCCCGCGTTCAGCTCGACCGACGTCTCCCAGCTGCGGCCGGCGTACGTGTGCTTCACCGACTCGACCAGAAACTCGCCGTCGGCCTCCTGCTTGAAACCCTTCAGCTTCACCGTCTTCTCGGCCGCGATATCGGTCCGACCGCGCATGCGTAGGACGCTCTTCGCGGTATGCCGGTTCAGCTTCTCGAGGCGAGACTTCGCCGCCGCCTTCGCGGCCTCCGGGCTGGCGTACGAATGGCGCTCGGTATGAACCGCTGCAGCACCCGGCGGCGCATCCGGATTCGGGATCGTGAGGTCGATCTTCTTCCCGGTCTTCGCGTTGTGCACCTTCGCCCGCACCGCGACGAAGCTCGCCCGGTCCGGAAACGTGATCTCGTAATCGGCGAGATCCGCCGGCGTCAGTTCGATCGACGGCAGCGTCTTGCCGCTCGCGCTCTTGCCGCCACCGATCGGCCCGACGATCAGCTTGCCCGCCTTCACCGTCGCGGTCGCACCGTACTGCCGCGCAATGCGCGTGATGAAGTGCAGGTCGCTTTCGCCGAACTGATCCGCACGCGGCACGACAGCCTCGACCGAACACGCGGCCGCCCACTTGTTGCGACGCCCGACGTCGCCGACGATGTCGGCCAGCTTGACGTTCGTCCAGCCGCCGTAGCGATGCGTTTTCGACGTCGCGCGCATGTTGGCCGGCTTACCACGGATGACCATCGTTGCCGGCGGCCCGCGCAGCACGATCTCGTCGATCGCGTACTCGCCGAGCATCGTCAAGCCCCGCCCCTCCCAACCGAGAGAGACCTTCAGCGTCGCGCCTTTCGGCGGGAATCGCACCTTGCCGTCACGGTCGTCCAGCTCGATCTCGCAATCGTCCGCCTCGAGGCCGGGTTTGTCGGTCGTCTGGATCCGCAGCACGCGGTCCTGAATGACGCGCGTGATGTCGTCGCCGTTCGCGACGATCTGGAAAATAGCTCGCATCGCTTCCCCTTACGACCACAACTGAATCGGCTCGTCGCGCGCCACCTCGAGGTCCGGCATCACGATCAGCACACCGGATCTGAACGGCTGCGTCTCTCGCGCCAGTCCCGGATTCTCCTCGTAGACTGCCTCGACGGTGCCGGACAGCGTCCCGTAGTGCGTGTAGCAAAGCGTGTCGAGCACGTCCCCGTCAGAGGTTCTGAGCGTCTTCGCCATAGCGGACAAACTCCAGGCTGTAGGTTTGCTTGCGAGGCGCACCATCGGACATGATCGCCTCCTGTTCCTCGTCGACGCTCTGCAGGTACCAGCGGCCGAGCACGTCACCAGTGCCGGCCGTGAGCTGCACGGGCTTCATCTTCGCGCCGATCGCGCGCAGCGTTTCGATCTGTCGGAATCCCGCGCCGAGCGACGGGAAGACGACGCCCGACAACGTGATCGTTTCGCCCCCTCGGCTCACCGCCTGCGCCGCCTCCTCGCGGTTCAGGCGCTCCTGCGACGCGACCTTGTAACGGGTCGAGCGCCGCAGCTTGTCGAACGCCGCAGTCGACAACCCGAAATGGAACGAGAAGCCGTCATCCACCGACAGCGTCAGCAGATGAGGGGTAGAAGACTTCGCGCCATCAAACAGGCCGGAGAAAACCGAGCCGAGACCGGCCGTCTTCGCGAACGACTTCAGCGCCGCCATCGTCTTCTCGCCGACCAACGCAGTGAACTGCGTCTGCACGCCCTTCAATGCACCCATGACGCTCTTTGCGGCCGACCGAATCAGAGGGTGATTCAGCGCTCCCACCATCTTGAGCACGTTGTTCACTGCCGCGCCCGTCGCCGAAAAACTGCGCAGCACTGTGCCGATTTTCGGACTCAGGTCGCCAGCCACGGACAGCAAACTGGTGGCGCCTGACAGCAGTTCCGCTGCCGACTTGAGGTTTCCCGTGGCCAGCTTCGTCAACACGTTGATGGTGTTCTGACTCGCTGCACGGTTCCGGTCGAACACGCGAACCACCTGACGCACGCGCTCGGACGCGATGCTCGCCTGCGTCGCCGCCTTCGTCACGCTCGATACAAAATCCATGCGATTTCCCCTTACAGATGCGGCGCGTCGAACATCGCCGACCGATTGCTCTTCTCGAGCGACTCCGACATGGCCCGCTGGAGCTGCGGATTGAGCTGCGCGAGCAGCTTGTCCGCGATCTGAGCGTCGGCAACGCCTTCCACCTTGACGTTGAATGTCGGCGAGAACTGATTCTGCTGTTCCACCTTGAACGGCCGGGCCTGCGGCGAATCCGGATTCGCCGCCGACGCCGCCTTCGCCGCCGCCTTGGCTGCGTCGCTCTCCTCGTCCTTCTTCCCCATCGTCCACCGCGCGAGGGTGGCAAATAACTTTTGCCCGGCGAACGTACCGATTGCACCGCCAACGACACCGCCAACCGCTGCGCCGATCGGACCGCCGGCAAACATACCGATCCCCGCGCCGAGCTTCGCGCCGGCAAAGCCGCCGGCCAGACTGCCACCGATGCCCGCGAACCCCTCGACCTTGTGTGCGGTCGTGTCATCGCCCTGCGCAACCGCATACGCGTTCTTCGCGGCAAGTCCGATCTTCAGCAGGGTGGCGGCAATGGCGATCTTCCCGGCGTACGGAGCAATGCGTCCGGCGACGCGACGTAACGCCGCGAGTGCGCGCCCCCACCGGCCCCGGGGAGGAGGTGGCGGAGGACCCGGCGGCCCGCCCCCAGGACCACCTCCGGGACCGCCACCGCCAAAATCTCCCGGACCGCCACCGGGACCGCCCCCACCTCCGCCACCCGGGAAGTTGACGACGAACACGCGCTGGACACCTCCGGCCGCCCCGCCCAACGGGTCGAACCCGGGACCACCACCTCCACCGCCCGCTCCGCCACCGCCGGGCCGCACCCTGGTGCCGCGAGAGAGCCAGCGCCCGCGCGCCATGTCGAACAGGCCTCGACCGATGTTCCACAACGCTCGCGCCCCGCGATACGCGACTACTGTACCGATGACGCCCGCAACCGCCGCCGTTGCTTTCGGCGAGGAATCGGCCGCGTCCTGCACCGTCTTGCCCGCCTTCTTCGCGCCCTTACCGACCAGGTCCGTGACCGGCCGCAACGCGTCGCCGATGCTGCGCATCGCGTCGTCCCACTGCTGCAGCACCTCGCTCCAGATCTGCTTCGACGTCGCGCGACGATCTGCGAGATCCTTCTCGATCTCGCCACTCGCCTGCACCGCATTGCGCTTCAGGTTCTCGTACAGCTCGGCGTTCTGCATGTAGGCGGTCAATGCGGCCTTGACCTGCATGTCATTGAACAGGTCGCCGGTCTTCATCGTGTCCTCGAAGGCCCGCATCTGCGCCTGCCGCTTCGCCGGATCCAGCTCCGCGTTGAGTTGCTTCGCCGCAGCCGCCAGCTGCGCGGCCTTCTTCGGATCGACACGCTCGATGTATGCGCGCGCGAGCACGAACGACGCCTCGAGCGTCGACCAGCCCTTGCCGATCGCCTCCTTCATCTTGGCCTCATAATCGACGCCGGCTTTCTTGTAGTTGTTCGCGGTCTCCCCCGAACCGATCTTCGAAAACCAGTTCTTCAGGTTGTTCGCTGCCTCGTCGGCATTGCCGGCCGTCTTCATCTGGACCTGCAGCATCGCGCCGAGCTGCACTACCGAATCCTGCCCCGTGATCCCGAGCTTCTTCATTTCCGCCAACAGCACCGGAAACCATCGGGCCATGTCGACCGATTCGAACGAGCCTTCTTTGCCGAGGTACGCGATCGCCTCGAGCGCCTTCATCATCGCCTTGGGATCGGTGATGTTTGCGTTCTGCTGCAGCGCCTGAATCATCTGCGCGGTCTCGACGCTCGATGCGCCCTGACCGATCGCGAACTTCGCAACGGCCGGTCCGAAGTTGAGCGCGCGATCGACGTCCATCCCGCCGGCAACCATCTGGTTGACCGCATCGGCCAGCTCGTTGCGCTTCATCCCGTTCGCCAGCGCGTCACGCCGAATCCGCTCCGACATCGCGCTTTCTTGCGCCGTGCGCGCGATGCCCGCCTTGATCGCAATATCGCGGATGATCGCCTGATATTGCGCGGACACGACCGCCGGAATTGCGACAGCCGCCCCGAGCTTCGCCGAGTCGGTGGCGGCATTGCGCATGCCCTCCATACCCGCATTAAACCGTTCATGCCCGCGCGCACGCAGTTCCAGCCCGCGAATCGTGCGTCCGAGTCGCGCGTACGCCCGATCGAGCCGATCCACCTCAAACCCGGCAGCGCGCAGCGCGCTCAGGTTCGTTTCCAGCCTGCGCCGGATCCCTTCAGCTGCGCTATCGCCGGCCAGGTGCAACCGGCGAAACTCGGCCTGCAGCCGGATGGTCTCGCCGATCTGCCGTTGCCACATGCCGCGATCGCTTGCGGCCCTGCGCAAACCTGCGATTCTCGAGCTCGTGTCAGCGAGCGCTCTGCCAAGCGTCGCCGACACGGCACCGCCGATCACGATGCCAAGTGAAATATCCCGTGCCATGTCGGCCTCCGCTCAAACCCTGCTCAGTCTGTTAGCCACCACACCACATCGTCGAGCGTCATGTCGTCAACCGACTGCGGCGTCGCGCTGAACTCCCGCATCATCCGTTTTGCCAGCGCCTTCACGGTCGCGATTGGAAGCCGGACGAGCGGATCGAAAGGAGCTGTATGCACGCTGCATGGCCTCGTAATCGGCCATGTCCATCGCTTCCATGTCGTCAGGAGCCACATCCGCGAGCAGCGCGAACAGGATGATTTCTTCTTGCGCGTCGTCTCCGCCCGCCTGCTTGCTCGCGGTGCGAACGTCGCGCACCTTCGGCCGGCGCATCACCAGTTCATCACGGACAACGCCATCGAACTTGACCGGATACTGCAACTTGATCTTGGTGGTTTCCATCGTGTGCCTCAAATGAAATGAGGCGACCGCATGGCCGCCCCGTGGATTGTTGAAAAGTAACTTTGGCCGTCACGCCGGCCGGCGTCACATGCCGAGCGCCTTGCGCACGTCGGCCAACTGGTCGACTCCATCGATCACGCGGATCATGTTGAGCACGTCGATTTCGTGGATTACCACACCGTCAATCTCGGCCTTGTAGTAGCTCAGTTCCGCCGTGTACTTGACCTCGGATTTTTCGCCGGGCTTCCAGCTGCCGGGATCGTATTCGGACAGCATGCCGCGCATGATGATCGCCACTGCCTTCGTCTTGCCTTGGGTGTCGCGAAAGGCACCGCGAAACGTCGCGTTGAACGCGTTCCCATCCGCCAGACCGAAGAACTTCAGCACGTCACGCTCGATCGTCCCCATGGTGAACGATGCTTGCATCGCCTCCATTCCTTGGTCCACCTTAACGGGCGCATCCATGCCGCCCGCGCGATAGTCCTCGGTCTTGATCTTCAGTTTCGGCGGCGACACTTCCGGCGTACGCTTCAGAAAGCCGCGACCATCGACGTACATGCCCAAGTTGTACAGTGTTTCCGGAACCATGTGTCACCTCCTACGATTGAGTGTCGAGCACTTCCGTCAGCCACTGATTCGTGACCTCGAAGCGGAAAATCGGGTTTTCAGCCGGCGGCACGTCGGTGAACCGGATATTCCAGTACACCTTGCCCTGCTCGAGCTGCGATGCCGTGTTGAGCTGCGGATCCGCGTAGACCTCGAAATTGATGATCGCGCCCTGTCGCCGCAAATCGCGCATGAACGCCTGTAGGCCCTCGGTCACGTCCTTCACGTACGTCGCCGTGATGCCGCGATCGACCGCCCATTTGTGGCCGGCCTGCACGGCGTCCATGACGATGTCGAGCGTCCGCACGCGCGTGACGAACGCCCATTTCGAATCCGCCGACAGCGTGCGGTTGCCCCACAGTCGATAGCCGCCGTCGCGAATGATCGTCGTGATCTTCGAGTTGTTCAGCAGGTTCGCGCGGCACGTCTCGTCGCCGTCGAGGAATTCGATCGGGCGCTTCGTGCCGCTGATGCCGACGATCTCCTTGTTCGACGGCGACGCCCAGAAGCCGATCGCCGCGTCGGTCTGACAGAACAGGCCGGCCGCGTATGCCGAGGCCGGCGCGTCGACGTCGGCGTTCGCTGCCGTGTCCCAATACCTCACGCCGGGATCGACCATGTACAGGCGTTTGCTGCCGAAGTTCTTCGCGTACGCGATCGCGTCCTCGTCGGTCTTGTTCGGCCCGTCGATGATCGCGATCGCGCGCAGCTTCGCAGCGAGCGAATCCGCCGCCGTGGCGACCGGCTGCTTGGCCGTGTGTCCAGGTGCGATGAGCAGCCGCGGTTGCAGATCGAACAGCGATTTGCCGTCGACCAGCGCCTGCATGCCGGTGCGTGCGCCGCCGGCCGTGACGCCGCCGATCACTGCCGACGTCAGCTCGGCGTCGTCCTGATTGGCAGCGACGCCGACTGCGACCATGACCGTCTTGCTCTGCCTGTAGATGCCTTGAATCGATCGCGTGATTGCGCTCGTCTCACCAAATGCGGCGACCGCGTCGTATTCGCTCGTGATGCGGACAGGCACGTTGGGTGCGACGAGACCCGCGCCCGGTGTGTAGGTGTCGACGATGCCGACGACAGACGTCGACGGCACCGCGATCGTGCGCGGGCCGGTATCGACCAGCACGGTCGTCACGCCGTGAAAGAAAGATGTAGCAGCCATTCAGGTCTCCGAGAAAGCCACAAAGAAAAAAGGCCGCTCGTTTTGAGCGGCCCTGCATTGCGAGTGATTGAAAGCGCGTGTCAGGCGGGCGCGATGCCCTGTTCGACGGCGAACGGCGGAGGCGACGGAAGCATGATGTCGGGCCAGTTCGGCATTCCGCCGCATTCACGCAGCGACTGCCGATACCCGAGCAGCATCACGAATTGATCGGCCGTCAGGGTCGTCCCGTTGCCAAGCAACTTTTCGTCTTGGTGTCGGGCGACAAGCCAGTCCGTCGCGCCGAGCGCCGAGTCGCGCTCCGCGCGCTTGGCGCTGGCGATCTCGGCGCGTGTCGGCGGCGGCGGATCGAGTGCGATCGGTTGCCCGGCACTGTCGACAACAAGGCGCTTACCGGCCGACTGCGCGTTGATGAGATCGAGCCATTGCTCGTCGCTAATATCGAGGACATTCGCCCCCTGCGGGGCCGGGCTGTCGACGGTATCGTAAAAGGCAACGATCTTGCCATTTGCACCATATGCCGCTTGTTTTTGACCCATGATGTAGAAATCCCAAGTTACTTTCCGATTGCGACATATCCGACGGCAACGTTGCCCGATGAAACAACAGCACTTATTGCCGTGGTACTCGCACTCACAAGAGTAGCGGCAACGGCCGAATTTGATGTCGCAGTAAGACTTACGGAATACACGGCTAATTGAAAAGCGAGCGGGAAATTCGCAGTGGTGGCAGACGTAGTAACGTTGCCAATAGCCCCCCACTGAATGATCAGCCCTCCCGGCAGCTTCTGATACCCGCTGGGTGCTAACGACGAACCAAACAGCGCCGTGGCTGGAAGAAGCACGCTTCCATCGATCACAAACCACCCATAGCCGTCAGTGATAAGGGTTGCGCTGTCGCCGTTCTGAAGCGTAATAGCCGTGCCTGAGTTTCCTCCGTTGACACCGAGCCAAATCTTGACAGCCGATCCGGTCGAAATCGTCACAGCGCTAGGGGAGTACGAAACGAACTTGATTGCCGAACCTGCCATCGATGCCGCCAATGCCGGGAGCATCAACGTGTATGGCCCTGCCCCAACAGCGCAGTCGATTACGCTACCGAGCACCGCCGGAGGAAGCGCTGCGCTGCCGTTGTAGTACATGAAACCCGAAAAACCAAACCGATCGCGCATCAACGCCGCCATCGTCGCCAGCTTTGTGCCGTTGTCGAACTGCACCGGCGTCGGCGCCTTGGGCGCTCCGGTGAAAACTGGCGATTCGATCGCAGCCTTCTTCGCAAGCTCGTTCGTGACAGTCGTTGCGAAATTCGGATCGTTGCCGAGCGCATCCGCCAGTTCCCTCAGCGTATCGAGCGCAGCGGGCGATTGGCCGACCAACTCGGCAAGCCGCTGTGCAAGGTCAGCCTTCGTGGCGTATTGCGGGTGCGGATCAACCGCATTCGCGTGCGCCTCCAAGTTACTTTGGCCGGCCTCAAGCGACCTCTTCAGGAACTGCGTCCGGTTTGCGAGCTGCTTTGCCTGCAAGTTGTCGATACCGTCCGGACCACCGATGACCGGATCCGACGTCTCAAGCTGGTAAATGCCGTTTTCCCAACGGTCAACTTCAATGAGATTGCTCATGCAATGCTCCCTCTGCTGTACTGTCCATCTCGCCGCGCGACACCGTTATGGCGGATCGGCACGGCGGAGTAATCGAGCGATACGAGCTGACTCCGCGCAGGCGCATAACGCTCGATAGCCTTCCAGAGCCGGTCAGCCTGATCACGCGTGATGTGCTGATCGAGCTTCACGATGTACTCGGCCCACGCGCTCGCCTTGCCGTGCACCTGCTCCCCGTTCCGCACGATCGTGCCGTCGCGGCGGCGGCCGCTGCGGCCCTCGATGATCGTCACTTCACCAAAGCCGAACCGACGAATCACCTCGCGAACCGCCCAAGGTGTCCCCTTCTTCCGATGCAGCGCCATCGATCCCCTGATCAGCGCCCGTCGCGCGTCCTCCGATTCCGCAAGCTCCCATCCGTCTACCGCGAGCGCCCACGCGAGCCACGGCAGCCAAGCGACCGGGCAGCGATCGGCATCCCACAACGTGCGCAGGATCTCGGGATCCACGCTCGGCCGCATCACTTTGGCGAGCGCGGCCTCAAGCGGCGTCTGATTCGCCGGAAGTAGTGCCTCACGACTCATCGGCCTTCACCTCGACACGAATGCCCGTGCAGTGCGCAAACTCGCGCGGGCCGCATACGACGTTGTCGACGGGTGTCGACAGATCGAGACCCGTCACGCCGCTATCCGGCGCATGCAGCGCCCCTTCGATCGCGGATCGCGGCATGCCAGCACGCAGCCGCCGCGATTTCGCGACGACGCCGTCGAGCACCTTGCGCCGCGCGTCCCGAACCACTTTCGGATCCGGGCCGCTTCGGACATAGATCAGCGCATCGATCGCGTACTCGATCTTGATCGCAGGCTCGACCAGCACCGTATCGTTAAGCGGCCGCACCGTCTCGGGCGAGACCTTCGCGCGGACGATGTCGATCAGAGCCTGATCCGGCACACCGTCACCCTTCGCCGACATGACGGTCAGCCGCACCGTTCCCGGTTCGGGCCGATCCACCGCGACGTCAAGCACGTCGGCCGAGGCGTCCATCGCGAGCGATCGGTACGCGGCAAACGGGCCGGCAACGGTTGCTCGCTCAGGCGACAATTGGGCGCGCAGCTTCAAGCGCTCGTCCGACTCCATTCGCTGCGGAATCGGCGGGTCGGCGTTCGGGTCACCCGGATCGACCACTGCCCGCTCGGTGTCCAACAGCACCGCCAGATGCTCCAGGTCGGCACCCGTCGCGAAAGCGAGCATCGCCGCCCGTGCAGCGTCATTCACGCGCGTGCGGAAACGAATCTCCTCGTAAGCCGCCAGCTCGAGCAGCTTCACCACCGGATCCGATTCCAGCGCGGCCGTCCAGTCCGGATAGATCGCCTTGAAATGCGCGAGCTTCATCTGGTACGCCGCCTCGAAGTCGAGCAGTTCGACAAGATCGGGCGGATCCAGCGAAGCAAGATCGATGATCGTCATGTTGGCACCTCGATTTCAACGGCCGCGCCGTCGTACTCGCCTCGAATCGCGAACGTCACCTTGCCATCGACAACAGACAGCACCTTGACCTGCGCGAGCCTGATGCGCGGCTCCCATCGCCCGATCGCGCGCGCGGCCTCGGCTTGCGCGGCGGACACCCATCCTCGTGTAATAGGCAGGTCAACCATCAGTGGGATGTCCGATCCGTACTCGGGACGCTCGCGGCGGCTTCCCTTGCGCGTGCCGAGAATGTCGGCAATGCTCTGTATCAGGTGCGGGACGCCGCTGATTGGCTGCCCGGTCCACCTGTCCATGCCGACCAGCGATCCGGACCTGCTCATCCGTGCTCCTCGAGCCGCTTGTAATCCCGATTCGCGTCGAGATAGGCGATATGCGCAGCGGTCGTCGCGACGACTTCGCCGGAAACAACATGCAGCGTGTCGCCGTCCGGAAACACGATCACGCGACTGCGGAACTTCGTGTCGAGATACGTCGCCCGGATCGGAGCGTCGCGAGTTGCAGCCTGCGCATTGTCTTTTGCCATCTGTGATCCCCAAAAAACGAAGCCCCGCAGAAGCGGGGCAAAGTGACTTTGCGATTGGATTCGTTACAGCGGCGGCGATACCGGCGCACCGTCGCCCTGTTCCTTATGCGAGTGCTGCAGGAACGATTTGCCGCCGATATCGACGTCGCCCGTATAGCGCGCACCGCCGTTCACCTGGACAGCCGGGCCGCCGGCAGCTCCGCCCTTGCCCTGCATCCCGCCGTTGAACGTCAGCAGCTTCTCCGTTGTCGTGTTCCCGGTGAACGTCGAATCCGGGATATCGCCGAGCAGCTGCTGAGTGCGCAGCGTCACGCCGTCCGCGCGCAACTCCAGCTCGGTGCCGCCGATGCGGAACACGATCCTGCCGCCGGCCGGCACATCAACGCGGTATTCGTGTTTCTCGTGGTCGTACACCTCCGACGCGCCGTCCGGATAGTCCCACGCGGTTTCAGCCGGACTGGCCCGCGCCGAGCCGCCGTGCTGGTCCGAGTAGTAGCCCGGTATCGCGTATGCGCCGGCCAGATCGCCGGATGGCGAGAACATCGTCGCCTGCTCGCCCACGGACGGCGGGCGCCAGAAACGCACTGCGCCCGCAGCGGCCGTCTTCCACGGCATCAGGTCGCTGACCCATGCGCCGATGCGAACGCGGCACATCGGCGGCCGGTAGGTGACGTCCTCGACGGTGCCGTGTTGCACCATGCACGCCATGCGCCGATCGATCTCGCCCAGCTCGTAATCGCTCATGCACCTGCCTCCCGTTCATCCACCGGATCCCAATACTGCCCTTCACTGTTGGGGCCGACGTCCGGATCGACGCCCCACAGGATCGTCGGCCCGTCCTGGATTTCACGCAGCGCCATGCCGAGACCGAATTCGTGCGTCCATTCGACGAGCCACACGCAATACGTATCGAGCTGCGGGCGGAACGGATCCTCCGCAACCTGCACCACCTTGCCGGGCGTGATTGGCAAATCCCACGTCTGCATGTGCACCGCCATCGTGACGCGGGCCGCGACCTCGCGCACGGCCAGCTCCGCACCCTCGTCGATCGGATCGAACACGATGCGCGCCTGCATGCGTGCGATCAGCGGCACGTCGTCGGTTCCATCGTCGTGACCGGGTTCGAACTCGCTCAGTTCGATCGCGATCAACGGCGTTTCGATCTTCTGACCGAGACGCGGGTATGCCTCGATCCGCTTCATCGCCGGCAATTTGACGCGCAGCCCCTGCTCGATCGCGTCGTGTAGCTGTTTCAGGTTCTCAAGCACGTCGTAACGCCTTCAGTAGTTCGTAGTTCACCTCCTGCCGGAGGATCACCAACAACCGGTCTTCACACGCCTTCGCAGCGCGACGGAATGCCGGATCGCCCGTCTGTTGCCATGCGACCGTCACCATGCGATAGGGCATCCTTTCCTCGCCGACTCGCTCGTAGATCGGGCCATCCGGCTTCAGCTTCGTCTGCCGCCACGCGCCCTCGAACGACTGGCGTCCCACCCGAATGCCCTTGCGTGTCTTCATTGCGCGGCCGAGGCGATGCGCCTCGATCGGGTTCAGGCCGAGCCACACCTTGCCGGTGTCGGCCGACCGCAGGAAGAAGTAGAGCCGGCGTCGAATCACCTTTTGCGGGATCTTCGTTGCCGCCCCGACTTCCTTCGCGGTCTGGCTCTTGATCCAACCTGCCGTCTTGCGCAACGTGCGCCGCCACGCGGCCCGCATCGCGTTCGGTGACAGCCCGTGCAAAACGGCCGTCACCTCGCTGATGTTGATCTCGATTTTTACGTCGTCCATACGCGCTACTGGAGTACGAGGATTGTCCAGCCCGTGCCGTCCGGATGCGCCTCGAGCACGCGATACCGTTCGCCGCTCGCGACCAGGATGCTGCCTTGCCGAACATCGACGGCATCACGATCCCGCAGATGGAACACGGGCGCGACCAACTGCGTGCGCTGGCTGCCGAGATCCGGCCCGAGCCACGGCGACGCGAACATGCCGTCGACGGGCCGGCCGTCGATCGTGATATCCGCGTCTCCGAGATCGCGCAGCACGGCCGAGTCGACGTCCGCGATCAGATCCCGGAACGCCATGTCAGGCCTTCAGACGGATACACGCACGCGGGCGCGTGCAGAGGTGGATCGGGTTCGACTGCGCCTCGATCTCGACACCCTTGTTGAACGGCATCAGTTCCTGCCGCGCGTAGTACGGCAGGCCGATCGTATTCACGGCGTCCGTGTAGTCGCCCGGCGCGAAGCGCGAGATGAACAGATCCGGCACACCCTCGGGCACCGCATACGCCTCGTCGGGACCGACGAACGGGACACCGCCCACTGCACCGCGATACCGCTCGAACACGATGCCGTCCAGCTCGATCGAACCGCGCGGATCGCCACGCAGCGCGGCGGCTGCCGCCGTGTTCAGGAACGTCTCCTTGACGGTCGGCAACGTCAGCAGCTTGCGCCAGAAGTTGCTGCCGCAGAACGCGCGCGCACCCGTGAACGGCACATTGCCGAGCGCGTCTTCGATCGCTTCGAGCGTGTCTTCGTTCTTGATCCGGATCTCGGTCTTCGGGTTCGACAGCTCGTATTCGACGACCTGCTGCTTGATGCCGAAACTATCGAGCAGGTTCGCGACGACGCGCTTGCCGTCCGCGTCGAGGATCACGCCGCGAATCGCGCCGAGCCGGTGAAACTCGTGCGTCGCGTCGAGCATGCGCCGCATCTTCGCCAAGCGACGGTTGACATAGTTCTGCAGCGTTTCCAGCTCACTATCCGAGCCGAACGCGCGCAGATTCTGGATCTCGTCAGCCTTGATCGCCGCACGCTGCGGCAGGTGCACCGTGTTGAACGGAATCAGGTTCGGCTTGCTGCCGGCCACGTTCGGCGCAGGCGTGCCGCGCTCCCCTGCTGCAACGAGCGCCAGCTTGTCGCCGTCGCGTTCGATCTGCACGACCGTCGTCGTGATGCCTTCCTCGTCGAACATCCCCGTCGAGCTGATTCGACCGGGCACGTACTCCTGCTCGTTGATCGCCGCGGTCATGGACGACAGCGAAAAGGCGTCGTCGTTGAAGAGATTGATGTCTGCCATATCTGTTCCTGAAATACAGAAGGCCGCGCATCGGCGCGGCCTTCGGATGGATGGGTTCCGCTTCGGTTAGCGGATGACGATGTGATGCGATGCGAGATCGTCGCGGCCGGCGGCATCCAGCCCGGTCAGCAATCGCCCGTCGACCTCGGCCAGCCGCATGATCGCGACGCCGTGACGCGCGACGCCCGATTCATGCAGCGGGGCGTACAGGATGCCGACCGCGATCTCCGCGCCGTCCTTGCCGGCGTTGTCGTATGGCGCATACTCGCCCGTCGCCATCGCGCCGAGCAGCGTCCCGGCCGCGAGTGCCGGGCCGGCCGCCACCGTGACCGCATCGCGCGAGATCGCGCCCGGCCCTTCGGAGATCAGGAATTCACCGGGCAAAATGCCCATCGTCTTGATATTCGACATTCAGCGCTCCTTTCAGCGTTGAGAAGTTGCATTGACCACGCGGCGGGCCGCGTAGATGTCCGAAGACCGCACCGTGCGACCACTCGCCTGCGGTATCGGCGTCGACTTCGGGTCTGGCCGGCCGTTCACGGGCTGCTGCGACGCCGTCATGCGCTCGAACAGCCGCGCGCGAACCTGATCCGGCGTCAGGCCGTCCGCGACGAAGCCGGCCGTCAGCTCGGTCAGGCTCGCGGCCAGACAGATGCCCGCGATGTCCTGTGCGCTGCGGATCGCAGCGTCGACCGTCGCACGGTCGCGCAAGCCCGTCGCCAGCACGATGCCCTCGGCGCAGTGCTCGATCCGCGCATCACGACACGTCGCATACACATGCGACGCCAGCGCCGTCACGTCCGGCGCCTGTGTCGGCTGCGACTGGGGCGCGGGATCGGTCGGCGGATTGGGTTGCGGATCGGGCGGCTGCACCTCGCCGTCGTCCTCCAGCACTGCCCGAATCTCGGCCGGCACAGCCGAGAAGCGTGCGGCGAGCCGCGCTGCGCCCGCGTACGCTGCGATGCGAATCGGGTCGGCGATCGCGTCGCAAAACCCTTGCTCCTTCGCTTGCGCTGCCGTTAGCCAGGTCTCGGCATCCATGAGCGCGCGGACCTCTTCCTCGGTCTGGCCGCTACGCTCGACGTACGCCGCCAGCATGTTGTCGGACGTGCTATCGAGCAGATCAGCGAGCTTGCGCAGATCTCCCGCCTCGCCGGCCGCGACCGTGTGCGGGTTGTGAATCATCAGCATTGCGTTCGACGGCATCTCGATCGTGTCGCACGCCATCAGGATCAGCGAGGCGGCCGACGCGGCAACGCCGTCGACGCGACCCACCACCTTGCCGGCATGTCGACGCAGCGCGTTGTAGATCGTGAACGCGTGGAACACGTCACCACCCATCGAGTTGATCGCGACGACGATCGACGTTGCCGTCGCGGCTAACTCGTCGAGCTTTGATGCGAACAGTTCCGCGTCGTTGCCCCAGAATCCGATGTCACCGTAGATCCGGATCTCGACCACGTTCCCGCCGGCCGCGTTTGCCTGCGCGCGGATATCCCACCACCGTTTCTTCCCTTTCATTCGCCATCCCCACTAGAAAGATCGCCCGCTCCGTCGACCGGATCGAACGTGTCATATCGAATACCAAGCCGGCGCTCCCGCGCGAGATCGTCTGCGTTCTCCCGGTCGACCTGCTCCGGATCGTCGCCACGCGACAGCACCGCACCCGACCGGCTCGCCAGCCCGGAACGGATCTCCATTCGTTTCGCCGTGACGTCCTGCACGGGATGGATATACGGCCAGCCCTGCGGCACCCACCGCACGCGCAGATAGTCGCGCCGCTTTCGGTAGTAGTCCGGCATCGGCATCGCACCCGACAGCGCGCATGCGTCGACCCACCAGCGCCAGACCTTCCGGCAGAACTGGTGAATGAACACGTTCCATTGAATCTGTTCGATCGATCGGCGAAACTCGTTCAAGATCACGCGCAGCACGCGGTCGCTCACGTCTCGCAGATCCCCCGTCATGACTTCGTACGGCATGCCGACCGATGCCGCAGCCGCCATCAGTTGCTGGCGCATGAACGGGCCGTAGTCGGTTCCCGCGCCGGGCGGCTCCGCAAATGTGACGCCCTCGCCCGGAGCCAGCTCCTGCATGCTCCCCGGTTCGAGCGATACGACCGGCGAGAAGCCGTCGACGTCGTATTGCGCTGCGCTCCCCGTGATTGGGTCTCCCGGAAACCCCGGCTCGGTGGGCGGCTTCGTGATGAACCCGGCAAAGAGGTTGCTGACCTCCTGCCGAAACAGCACCGCGTCATCGAAGTTGTCCAGCGACTTGAGCCGCAGCAGCACCGTCGACAGCTCGGGCACGCCGCGCACCTGGCCGGGACGAAGCGCGAGAAAGACGTGTGCGATCTCGTCGGCCGGCACGCGAACGGTCTGCATGTTGGTCATCGATGCACGCCCGTACTCGCCGGGATGACGCTTCAGCAGGTGATACGCAACGCGTCGATCGTCTGCGTTGAACTCGACGCCATTGATGATTTCCCCGCCGGGCACGATCTCGTTCTTCTCCATCGGCAGCAGATCGCCTTCGAGAAGCTGGATCTGCATCGGGACCGCCAACCCATCGCGCGGACTGCGCAACTTTCGACGCACCAGCACCTCGCCGTCGCTGAAGAACGCACGCGCGGCGAGCGTCTGCACCCCGGCGATGTCGAACAGCTCGTCCGCGTCGATCTCCTCCCCGCTATCCTCCCAAAGTTGCTTTTGCATCTTGCGCACTGCGTCGTTCGGATGCTTCGGGTGCGCCTGGATGCCATTGCCGATCGTGTTCGAAACAAGTCGTGCGATCGCCGTTTTCGCCCACGGGTCGTTGCGGATCGCATCGCGAGCGCGAGACCGCATTAGCGGCAGGTTTTGCACCGCCGCCGCATTCGGCCCCGCGCTCGATACCCGCCACGACTTCGCGCGCGCCCCGGCCGTGCTCGCCGATTCGTATGCCGCCGCCTTCAGCCGCGTTGGCATCACGAATCCGCGCTGCGCGAGTGACGGATAGCCGCGCCTCATCGCACCCCCTTGCCGGCGTGACGAATCCGGACGATCGACGAACGTCCGGCCGCACCATTCAGGTCTCGCACAATCTCGGTACGCGCCTCGCGCAGCTCGGCGATCGAGCGATACTTCACGCGCCGGTCGGCGTACTGCACCTCCAGCTCGCCTTTCGCGATTGCGGACTGGATGCGCTCCAGATCCTGCCTTGTGTATCCCATGAACACCTCCTAGCGCCGCGACAGATACGTCGACCGTCCGACGCGACGGCCCTGAATGCGCGAAACCCCGCTCGGTGGCGGGGTTTCGGCGGGTTTTGCTACCTGCGGCGACGGCCGCTGAGTCTCTCTTGCTTCCGGTTCATCGGGCGGGTCGGGAAACACCGCGACAGGCAGGCCGGAAGGCAGCGCTTCCAACACCGGCACGACATCGAACAGCGACACCTGCGAAGCAAGATGCTGCTCGACTTGCCAGTGCTCCTCCTTCATCAAGTGCACCTTGACGCTACGGGCCGCGTGCATCGCATAACCCTCGCAGTCCAGCGCCTCGTTTCTCGCGCCAGCCTTCTTCTGCCACACGCGCTTGCCGCCACGCGGCCCCGGCACCTTGACCTCCGCCGTGAGCTGCGACAGGTAGTCGCTGCGCACGCCGCGATACCAGTGCATCCGGCCCGGTCCGTCGCCCTCGAGCTTCATGCGGTTTTCGAGGATCAAATCCTTCGCCCGACTCACGCCGACCATGTACGGACGCAGGCCATATTTCGCCGCCTTGCTGTTATTCCGCGTCGAGTCGATCGACGCCTTCGGCACGCTGAAGATCTCCGCGTCGGGGTTGCTGCTGCCCTTGACGGCCATCACGTTGTAACCGGCCTGCTGCGCGGCACGCACATACTTGTATACCGCGTCCGACGTCGAGCCGTCCGACGAGTCGATCGACGTCGCACGTACCCGCAGCAGCCAGCCGTTTTCATGCCGGTAGGCGTGCGTCAGCAGCATCGTCAACGCTCCCCATACACCGCCCGTCAGCGGATCTTGCTGCTGCTCAAGCACGTTCCCGTGAATCTCGCCCCATGCGACGAGCCAGCTCTCCTCGCCGCGCCCCCATGCACGCAGCACGATCGCGAGTCGGTCGTGCTGCACGTCGACGCCGAGCGTTAACAGCAGACCGCCCACCGGCACCGTCAGCTCCGCGTACGGCAGCGCCCGTTCAGCGAGCACGTCCAGCTCGGGCAGCTCGCTCTTGTACTTGTATGCCCGCCCCTGCGAGTTGTTCACGAACGACCGCATCTTCGTATCGTCGCCCTCGCGCAGCGCCTTGTCGGCCTCAAGCCATTTCTTCACCAGCTCGGCCATGTTGGAGCCGGGGAAAGGCGATACCAGCTCGTTGATGCGAAAACCGGCCACGCCGTGAAACGGTGCCGTCGCGACCCATCGCCCGCGACGGACAGCGCGGATACGCATCGCGTCGTCCCACAATGAGCCACAATGCGGGCAGGTGTAGCGAGCCGTCTCCGGTCGCGCTCGGCCGTAGACCTCATGCACGACCTCGGCATCATTGCTCCAGGTCACGTTCTCCCACGCCAGCTCATGCTCCTCGTCGCAATCGGGGCACGGCACCAGATAGACGCGCTGATCGGACGCCGCATACGCCTGCTGGATGCGCGACAGGCCGTCGACGGTTGGCGTCCCGCCCAAAATCATTTTGCGTCGGCGAGCCGAATAGGTCTTGTTTCGCTGCTCGAGCAACGTGATCGAATCGCCCTGCTCGCGGACGTTCGTGTTCGCGTCGTCCGGCTCTTCGACCGCAACGACCGGGGCCGGCGTCGACTTCACATCGTCCGGCGCGTTCGACGTGATGAACTTCAGGAAGCCACGCGCGAACGTCTTGTGATCCCACAAGTTATTCTTGTCGCGAGCCGCGTGAACCGGCAGCTTCGCCGACAATCGTGGCGTCACCTCGACCATCGGCTCGAATTTTTCGAGGTTGAACTTCTTTGCGGTCTTCTCTTTCGGGAACATGACGATCATCGGGCACGGATCAACATCGATCCGCTTCCCGATGTAGTTCAGCAGCACGCCGTCCGTCCACGCGACCTGCGCCGACTTCATGCAGACGACCTTTTGCACGGTCGGATCATCCAGCGCTTCGTGCATCGCGAACACCCACGGTGTGATGTTCGGGTTATAGCGGCCCGGACTCGCCGACGCCTTCGCGTTCAGCTTGCGATGCTTGGTAGCCCACTCCGTCGTTCCAATCCGTTCCGGCGGCGACAGCAGCTTCGCGATCCTGCGAATCACCGCGCGTACTGTCTGGGTCGTATTCAGATAGCTGCTCAAGGCATCCATAGATATGCTCGTTCAACCATTCGACGTCGACCTCGACGCCGTATAGCGCATATAGCTCTGGCGCCAGCTTGTCGGGCAGCGCCAGCAATTCCGTTTGAAATGCGCCGACCATAAGGCCGTACGCCTGTTCGAGCTGCGCCGCGTTGACGAGCTGCCCTTTCTTTTCTGCCAGCGTCAGCAGCTTGATCTCGCGATCGACGCGTTCAGTCATCGCTCGTTCAGCGACGAGATCGATCCCGTTCTCGCTGGAGCGACCGGCGGCCATCTCTCGAAGGTGCCGGATGTACGCGACACGGACCTCGTCGATCGAGGCCACACGGTAGTCGAGCCGGACCTTGTCAACGAACCGCGAAACGGCCGACTGATCAAGATCCAGGTGCTCGGCGATCTGCTGCTGAGTCGGCATGAATATGACCCCCTATGGAGACTCGCCAGTAGAGAAAAAGCGCGGGTCTGCTGCCCCGCGTGCTGACATCCTTGTAGGGTCCCCGGTGGAGATGACGAGCGCACCGCCCTCACTTGAATTCGAGAAACTGATGCACTACAAAGGATCAAAAGTACAGGAAAATTAAAGCGAAATTCGGGGATTAGCCATGGCCACCTCAAAGATCGGCATTGCGCGTGCTGCGCTTTTCTGCGCCTGCTCAATACTTCTCATGTCCTGCACGCATACTCCTTCACTTTGGGATTTGCGGTATGGCAACGATAAACCCCAATACAGCTACATCCTCAACAGCAGGGGGCCGAATGGCGACTCGCCTTCGTCTACTGGCGACCTGATGATTTGGAATCCCAACACGAACGCGGCATATATCACCAAGGAGGGGAAGGCTTGCATTCAAGCCGCCGATGTCTACCGCATAGCGTCGACTGCAGCTGCAGCACAATTGAAAGCAGATACTCCGGGCAGCAAAGCTGCAACTATCGATGCCAGCGCGTCCAGTTCAAGCACGGAGAGCGCTATGGCACTTTCGAGTCAGGACGTTCGCGGAACATTCCTCAGCATTGCTCTCTTCAACCTTTGCATCCTCGCGTCAAATGACAAAGTGGCATCAACCGAAATTGCCACTGTATTCATGCACGCCGTCGACCAAGCTGCGGCAATGTCGGTACCAACCACGACGGCGGCCCACGCTCCAGATTCAGAAACCGCACATGCAGCCAAACCTGCTAGTGGAGCCGCAAGTGCTAATTCAGCTCAACCAGCGTCGGATACGTCAGTCACCAAGGCAAGTGTGCAGTGAAGACTCCATTGTCCTAGTGGCGATGGTGTCCTGCTACCAGCAAAAAGCCCCGAGGGCTTTCGCACTCAGGGCTTTGGAATTCATTTCATAAGGGCGAACGCCCTCCCAACAGATCCCGACAGACTTTTATCTTTGTTGGTCGCAGCGCTCCCGCGATTCAATGCGCCTGTCGGGCGAAGGTTGCGACACGAGTGTGCGGTCGCTCACGTATCCAGTGACGCGGTAAAGGATGTGCGAAGTGTAAGCGATCCGCTCTTGAAATGGAATACGTTTCATCCTCGCAATTGCCGGCGCATTGTGTCGGACACCGATCCATCCACGTTATCGAGCAACGCAAGCATGTCGTGGAATCGCCAAGACCAATTGCGCCGATATTCGACAAGCGATACGCCAAGCGCATGTGCGCGGCCCGCATCGTCGATCGGCCGTTTGCCGGAACCCGAGCAGTTGGGGCAGATATGCCGGCCCTTGGAATCTGCGGCCGGTGTCGTGGTAACGCGCCCCATACCGCCGCAGTCGTCGCACGGATCGTATTCCCGAAACACCAGCGGACCGTTACGGCCGCTGAAGAATGGGATGCGCTCCTCCGAGACGCATACGCGCCCACTCCCGGCGCACGCAATGCACGATTCCGCTGCCGGCGTTGCGACTCGCGCGCGACGCACGACACCGCGCCCCTCGCACTCGACACACTGATCGTTCACCCACTCGTCCAGCAAGCGAAGCGCGAACCGCTCGACGATGTCGACGGCCGCGCGCTCGACCGCATGCCCCGCCCGCTGATCGCGACGCTCATCTCGCGTATAGCCCGTGAAGCGGGCACGTTTGAAGCGGCCCGACGTCCGGATCATCTGCGCCAACAGCAACGATGCGCGTCGAATCATCGCAGGCGTCGCCTGCGGCCCGGCCTTTATCCGGATCAGCAAACGACCGAGATCGTTCGCAAAGGCGAGTGCGCCCAAAGTAACTTTCGGATCGGCAATCGGGTCGGTGAACTGACCACGAACGCTCATCGCTACACCCGCCCGCTCTTTCAAATCGATCATGACTCTCTCCAATACGTCCTAACGTCCCAATGTCCCAAGGGAAAAGGCTTGCAGGGGCGCGCGCGCCTGCGACATGCGCCGCTCACGTCGCGCATGTCGCGCGCTCGCACCCGCACACGAAGCCGCGCCTTGGGACGTTGGGACATTGGGACGTCCACAGCGCGCCAAGGCTGGCGCAACAGCGCGCCGAACATGCCGACACAGCGCGCCAAACCATCACAGCGGGCTATCGTCATCGCCCGCTGCCACCGCTTCCAAGACGCGCTCCGGTTCGTGTTCATCCCGCACGTAGAACCAGCCACGCGAACCCGTCGACTCGCGCTTGCGCACCCAACCAAGCGACTTCAACGCCTTGCCGATGCGGCGCTGCTCGGGCAGCGTCCACTTCGACGAATCGAGCTTCAGGACGTCGCGCAGGATCTCCTCCATCGTCGTCCGGGCCGCATACTCCAGTTGCTTGCCGATCACGTCCTCGTACACGTCGCCTTCGTAGCGCTCGGCCTGCTCGACCTCGAACAGCGGGCGCTCGGCCTCGGTCACGTGCCACACGACGCCCTCGCGGTACAGGTGCACGGCCTCGGCCCAGAGCTGATCTCGCACGCGCGCGATGCCGTCGATGTCGACCAGTCCGCCGCAGCGCAACGGCCAGTAGCGTCGGTTGCCCGACTCATCCTTGAGGTACGCATCGAAGTTGACCGAGCCGGCGAACACGCACTGACGATGGACGTCCGTCGCACGCTTGCCGTAGAAGTTTCGGAATCGGTCCGTCTCGGTCGCGAAGAAGCTCTTAGCGGCCGACGAGTCGGTTTTGTTGAGCGAGTCCAGCTCGGCCAGTTCGATGATCCACTTCCCGGCCATGACCGCGTATGTGTCTTTGTTGCCGATCTGGATCGGCGTGTCGGTGAACCACTGTTTGCCTGCGAGCACCTTCAGCGCGGTCGATTTCCGCCAGCCCTGCCGGCCTTCGAGGATCAGCACGTTGTCGACCTTGCAGCCCGGCTCCACAACGCGCGCAACGGCCGCGATCATCCACTTCATGAAGGCGAGCTGCACATACTCGCTGTCGACGACGTGTAGGTACGTCGACGGCATCGCGCGCACGCGCTCGACGCCGTCCCATTCAAGGCCGTTCAGATACTCGCGCACGTCATGGAAGTGGGTCGCATCGGCAACCAGCAGCACCGCACTCATGACGATGTCCGACCGCACCGAGTTCATCCCATACGTTTGCGACAACCAGAGTGTGCAACGATAGTCGTCCATGTCCGTCCATTCGCCCGCCTCGCCCTGCGGAAACGGCGGCGCTTTACGCTTGACGACACGACCCGCGAAGTCGTCCTGCGCGATGACGCCCTTCCATGCCTTGTGATTCGACAGGATCAAGTGGACATTGCCGAGCGTTGGGAGCAGCGTGCCCTTCTCTGTACGCACGAGATCGTATTCCCACGTGTGGGCGCCGTTTTCCACTTCGTGACCGTGCCACGGATCATCTTCTGCGGCAGCGGACGACGCGGGCACATCGGTCGGAACGTCGATCACGGCCGGCTGGATCTCCTCGTTCGCTGGCGCGAGAACGGCCAAGATTGCCGACTGGAGCTGTCGCTCGACAACGCCGATCCCTTCCTCGACGTGCAAGTCGTTGAAGTCGGTCAGCTTGCGCTCGCCGCGATTCGTGAACGCCGGATGCACGACACTGACGCCGTCGACGGCTGCTGCCGCTTCGTGCGCCCGTTTCAGGCCCGCGTTCTCGAATCGCTTCCGGCGCTGCGGCATCACGTCATTGCCGTATGTCACCTCGACATACGCGACGCCGTTCTCGTCGACGCGCTTGTGCGCTGCGACCATGTACCACGTGTTCTTCGCTTCGATCCGGATCGGTGACGCTTCGTAAACCAGCTCGCCTGCGAACGCGAATTCCTCCGCGAGCCACTCGCGCATGCGCTGCTCGATCTTCCAGTCGTCATCCGCGCAAACGAGAATGTGCACATCCGGATGTGCGGCGCGCAGATGCTGCACGGCCGGCAGAATGCCGCCCGCATCGAAGCACACCGACAGCGCGAAGGCTTCACGTGTCGCCATTCGGATCGATCGGCCTGTCGCGTAACCTTCGGCAACCAGCACCATCCTGTCGTCCGCCGCGACGTCGCCGAGCAGGTACGCCGCCCCCTTCTTCTGCATGCCCTTGTTGAAGCGCTTCGCGCCGTCCGGCGTGATCTTTTGCAGACCAACCAGACGCGGCTCGTCGTCGCCATACTGGAACATTGGCACGAACATCGTGCCGTCTTCGTCGAATCGGACGCCCTCTGGCGTGATCTTCTTGCGGTCCAGGTACGCGGAGGAACCGCGCTCGTCCGCACGGCCCCACTGGTCATGCGCGCGGTTCGCTGCGAGTTTCGCCTGCCGAGCATCACGCTCGGCCTGCTCGCGCTCGACCGCTTCCTGTCGACGACGCGTTTCCGCCAGCACCTCGTCGCTCAACGGTGCGCCATCCCATCGAAAACGCTCGGTGCCGGGATCGTCGCCCGAGAAATGGCCGAAGGTGCCCGAGTACCCGATCACCGCCCCCTTGCTCACAACCTCGCGGAGCTGATACCAGTATTTCTTGCGCGGACCATAGCGGTGGTGCTTACCGTCCGCGATTGGGTGGCCGGCCGGTAACGGATGGTCGGCTGCCGCGAGCTGCGCGCGGATCTGGTCTAGCGACGACATTCAGCAATTTTCCTTTCCAGTTCACGTTGATGGAGGGTCGAGCGCCACGCCTTCCGGCCTGCGCTGTACACGTCGGTTCCGATCGTCTTGCGTTGCGGCATCGAATGCCGGCGGCGCAGGCCGCTGCTGACGCTCTGCAAAGTCACTTTGGTCTCCCGTTATTTGCCGCGTAGCCGACGCCACTCAGCGGACATTTGGTCGTCGAACGCGGAAAGGTCGGCCGCGCAAAGCTGGCCGACGATCTGGTCGCGGAACGCGTGGCGTTCCGCCTTGGTAGGCAGCGCCGCACACGAACGGGCGGCGACCCCGATGAACACGTTGACCTTGCCGGCCCGCCCCGCTTCCGTGAGGAATACGGCTAGGCGATCGGGGAAGGTCGAAATGAGGTCCGAGAGGAAGCGGCCGACCTGATCCGGAGCGGTGTCGAATCGATAGGCGAGCGCGGTCGTAGCGCAGGCGAGCTGCTGTCCATACTCGCAGCACAACTCCACCTGCTCGCGCCACACGCGACAGCACCCCATGCCGGGCTTGAATCGCTCCATATCAGCGCCGACGACGCTTCGCGAGGTTCCGAGCGGCATGGATCAGCCGCTGAAACAGTCGCTGCCCCTTGCGCCCCGTCGCGATGATCTCCTCGGCCTTGCGGTCGTCGATACGTTGATCCTCAAGCGCACGCGTCACGTCATCGGCCACACGGCCAACGTGAGCCTGCAGGTGCAATGTGGTCGACACGAGGTGCATCGCACCCGGCTCGAGTGAATCCTCGGCCACCTGTTCGTCGACGTGTTCGGCGACAAGGCCGAAACGGCCATTCAGCGCATGCAGCGCATCGAGCGCGTGCACCTTCGCCTCGGCCTTCTCCTGCATCCACTCGACGAGCAGCTCGAACATTTCCATCGACAGGCGACTGTCGCCGACGCCGCGCAAGCGCAGACGCAGCGACTCGGCGGTGATGTTCTTTCCACGGCGGACGGTCAGATAGTTCGCCGCATCGGCAACGCCGCCGGGCGTGTTGCGGACGGACGTGTAGAGGACGTCCAGCCATTCCGTACTGTCGTATCGGCAGGTCATATCGGGAGATTGGGAGCGTGTCACTTTCATCCTGTCGGTCGTCAATGCGCACCGATAGGATTCGTAGTGGGAAGAACAGAGAGAAAGAGATCCGGCCGTTCGACCTTCACGGCGGCAGGGATACCTCGGGCCAGCCAGTTGCATACCCGCTGCGTGCCCCCGAGCTGCTTTTCATAGCCAAGCAGCTCGGCGACCCTTGCGGGACCACCGAGGCGTGCAATCGTGAGGCGGTCGGCTTCAATCCGGGATGTCTTGTCCATGCCCGAATTAAACACCATGTTTATTCAATTTGCAAACGTACCGTTTAACAACGCTACGTTTACTTCGCCGACTATCTGTCGCATGAAGAAACTGCACGAAACTGCAGAGCGGCTGTACCACGCGGCGAAGAAGCTTCGAGGTGTGGAAGGCCCGGCGAACGTTGCCCGCCTGCTCAATGAATCCCCCCAGCTCGTCAACAACTGGGAGCGGCGCGGCATGTCCGCCGCCGGCATGATTCGCGCCGCGTCAATAATCGGGTGTCGTGTCGACTGGCTCAAGACCGGCGAAGGCAAGATGGCTGATGAAGGCTCAGCGAAAGAAACCTTGCATTCAAGTAACATCCCTATCGGCCAAGATAATGAGCGCCACACCGAGGCACCGGCCGTGGTCCAAACCGATATAGAAACGCGGGCGCGACGTTTAGCCTCCGCGCTGGCTGAAGCGGCATCGAACGGATTGATCTCGGAGCGGTTGATCAGTGCCCTAGAGGGCATGTTGGAGGCTGGAATTTCGCAAACCTCGGCGGTGTCATTCGCTAAACACTCACGCGCTGCCGTTAGAGCATCCGTGGGTTCCGGGGAAACCAGCACCAATGACACGCCGAAGCGGAGATCAACCAAGTAATGTCGTAGACCTCGAAGCATTCCGCTCCAAGTTCTCCACTCGCGCCACGCAGCGCATTCTCGACGACGCCACATTCGCCACTGACGTCCGTTTCGCCGTGACCAAATACGGCAAGATCGTCAGCCCACCTCCTCGCCTCCATCCGCAACACTTGCTCGCAGTCTTGTCGTGGTGTCACGACCTGGCTGCGCTCGCGCTCGACACCTATCTCGAATCAACAGGCTAGGCAAAACTAAACAAAATGTTTGCATCGAGTTTAAACATGATGTTTAATCCGGATGTCGCGTCTCCAGACGCCCAACCGGAGAACCACCATGGAATCGACCGATCTGCACACGGAAGCCCGTCAGGACTGGCTCCGCGACGAGCAGGCACCCCGCGTCACGCCGTCCGAGCCGGCCCGCCAAAGCAACTTTGAGAAGTCGGCGATCTTCCGCTGGACCCTCGTCGCGGCCCTGCTGTTCATTGTCGTCAACGTGTTCCAAGATGGCCCGATCGACGAGCCGCCGACCGCATACCGAGTCACCGCCTAAACCGCCCCGACCTTGCCGGGGCAAGCTGCCCCGGCGTCATGGAGACCTGCCATGCCGCGAATCAAAGTCAAAGCCAAGCCTCTTTTCGAAGTCGAGCGTCGCGACACCCTGTCCCTGCGAACCGTCGTTCGTTACGACCGGAACGCAAAGCGCCCGACAACGCCGATTCTCGTCGGCAAGTACGTCGTCGCTCGACGCCCCCTTCCCGACAGCCTGCACACGCTTTACATGATCCTCGACGGGGCCGAGATCGCCGGCACGCAGATCTCGATCCCGAGCGAGGCCGACTGCGCCACCGCCATCAAGCGCCTGCGCGACGCGAAACGCGCAGCAGGCGTCGCAGCATCCGATGCGATCGCCAAGGCGAAGAAGCCGCGTAAGCCGCGCGCATTCACGATCCGGGAGGTAGCATGACGTCAGCACCGGCACATGCCGCACAGCCGCTCAATCCGTTTGTGGACCTGACGGCAGGTCAACGCGCAGACCTCACCATTCGCATCCTCGACGTGTTCCGCCGTCTGACGCGCGCGACGACGTCCGACGAGGTCTGCAGGACGCACTTCCCGGATATGGCGAGCGTCGCGGCACAGCACATCGACAAGCTTGCTCGCGGCGGACTGCTTCGTCGCCAGCCGCGCCCTCACGATCTGCGCTTCGTGTACTGGCTGGCCGGATCTGACGCTGCCCCGCCGCTTCCGATCCCGTGCAAGCAAGCGGACGGCACGTACGCCAGCGCCCCCGACGACACGTTCAAGCCCCGACGGGCGGCATACGCGGCAGTCACCGCCGGCTCAATGCACACACGGCCCGCGTTCCATCCGATCGTCACGCGCAACCGAGGGAGCCACGTCGCCGTCTCGTTCCCGCACCTGTACCCGCTCGAGATCACGGCCGACTCTCTGCAAGATTCCGCCGCGCAGGCGTTGCGGTATCTCCGGTTGTTTCGCCAGAGCATCGACCTCGAGGTCGCGCGCCTCGAACAGCTTGTTCAACGCCGGAGGATCGCATGATGGACGACCGCACCCAGCAGCTCAATCTGACCGCTCCGATTCCGACCGGGAACATCAAGGCCGCAGCAGCCGCAGCCGGAGCGACGTCGGCAGATCTGTGGATGGTCCCTTACGAGCAACTGCACTATGACCCGGCGGACAACGTTCGCCCGGTTGATCCCGAGTGGGTGACGCACCTCACAGCCCTGATCGTCGCGAACGGATACGACAAGGGTTCCCCGCTCCATTGCTACGCGCGAAAGGTCGACGGCAAGGATCTGCTCTACGTTTACAAGGGCCAACATCGCTACCTCGCGGCCGGCAATGCAATCAAGGCTGGAAAGAAACTCGGCAAGATCCCCGTCGTCGTCCGTGACGCCAAGACCGTCAACCGCGCTGATATGGTGATCGACGGCTACCTCAGCAACGACAGCAAGCGTTCGTCGCCCCTTGATTTGGCTGCGGCGGTCGCTGAGCTGCGCGACATTCACGGCATGACCCTCGCAGAGATCTGCAAGCGGCTGAATGTCACTGACCAAACGATTCGCGATGTCGGCCTGCTCGAACGCGCACCGGCCGAACTGCACCAGCTCGTACGCGAAGGCACCATCGCCAGCACACTGGCGATCGAACAGATCCGCCAGCACGGCGGCGACAAGGCACTCGAACGCATCGTCGTCGGGATCTCCAGAGCTGAGGAAGCCGGCAAACAGAAGGTCACGAAGAAGTACCTCGAAGCGATACCCCTGATCGATGCACTGCCGGATCAGGCACCGCCGTCCACGCATGCATCGTCGACGGCCACCGCACGCGCTGCTGCACCTTCCCCGGCGACGACGGCAGCAGATGCCCCGTCCGCGGCACAGGCGCCAGCACTGGCACTTACCGGTCCGACTGCCGCCACGCCTTCCAAGATCAGCGAGAAGCAGTCAAAGCAACTTTTCCAGGCGCTGCAGTCGGTCCTGCACGACACATGCTTCGGCAAGCTCTCGCCGGGAACCATCGAGGGTGTCCATCGCGCATTTGCCGGTCTCGAGGATTTGCTCGACCTGCCAGCGCGCCGGAAGAAACATCCCATCCACATTGCAAATGACGAAGGCGACTTCGTTGACTGCGAGAGGATCAGGGCCCCCGCATCGAAGCGCAACGGGCAATCTCCCGCCGAAATCCAACTCGCACAGCCCGAGGAAGGTGCGTGGATCTACGGATTCGATCTCCAAGTGTCCCCGGGATATGGGTACGCATACCCCGCCATATATGCATGCCCGATGACCTATCGGACCCGCGTCCAAGCGATCCGAGCTGCGGCATCGGAAATCACTCGCCTCATGCGACACGAGGAACGCGCAAAAGCGAAGGAGGCACGCACTGTTAATGCATGGCTCGACATGCTCTATTCGATGCCCGACCCCGACTGGACGCCAGAAATGGCACCGGAGTCAGCCCAATGACCTCGTGCCCGGCCCCTTCTACCCCACGTCCGCTGCCGCGAAAGCGGGAACACGCGAGGAAACGCCCGGCTATCGCGCTGGCGAGCGTCAACGGCACTTCAATGCAGTCGGACAACGTCGGACTAACGCCCGCGAAAGCGATTCAGAAAGACGAAGCACCGCTCGCGCGGCGCAAGCCTATCCAGGCGAACGATGCCTTGGCGGATTCCCGCCAAGGCAGGCTCGCGCAGTTTGACGCCCTTCGCATTGCGATCCGCACACTGATCACCGAGATCTCGCACTCAGCCGACGTCGAGCTACTGGACCCGATGGTCGATGACATCGGCTCGTTCGCCCGCCACAAAGCCGCACAGGACGCGCGCACCTGGGCAACAACGGCCGGCATCACGCTCGAGACCGGCTTGATGCAGCTCGGTCACGCATTACCCACGGCAATCGAGCAGCGCATTTGACGGAGACGCATCAATGACCGAACAAAGCAACTTCGAAATTTCGGCAGTGAGCTACAAAGGCTTGAGCGTGACAACCGCTTCAGGAGAGCCGGCAACGCTCGCCGTTGTGGACAAAGACGGAAAGGTAATCGACGCTGGCCCTGAAGTCGCACACGCGGCATGGGATGTCGCGATTCGCTCCTACCGAAACTTTCTTATGGGTATGGGGTACCTTCGCGTGCTTTCAAAACCGGCCGTAACCACATGAGACTAAGCGACAGCGCCCCCGTGGCGCTGTTTCGCTTCGACGTATCCTCAGCAGTCGCCGTCAACTCGACAGATGGTGCTGCAGCTCTCGACACCTTAGAGGTGCGACGAGACCGTCCGCCCATGGTTTCCGTATTAGTGATACTGTCGCTTGGTGATTTCCGCAACCGATCCCGGAGAACAAAATGACTGACCAATTCGATGAATCAATGAAAATAACTGATCCTCCATCTCGAAATAGTCATTTCTTGGCGCAATATAAACAACAATCCCAATCTCGAATAGATGATCTCGAATTTTGCGCTGATGATCTCTATAACTAAATCCGCCCGGAGTACCAACAACCGACCGCTGATTTGACTCGCAGATAATTTCATTTAGGCTCTTGATGAACCCAACATACTCACCAGACACTTGAGTCTTGCCATTTCTAGATTCAGCAAATATCTTTCCATACCACAACAGAGAGTCAAAGGCCTCGACCGCAAGCCTATCACGCCTTCTGATCTCCGCCTCAAGATATTCACGAAACACCTTAAGATGTTCAATATGATTAGCAAGTGCATAATTAGAGGCAGAGCTAAAATAACTCAGAAGCGCAACGAAAATTCCACCTACCGTAGATATTGCGACCGCCACATCAAGCGTAGCCTTAAATATCAAAAGACTCTGCGCAATATCATCAAAATACGAATGCACGCATTTATTACTAAAGCACAATGACATTGCGAACAATTTCATCTCTCTTGACGTCGCAACCAGGACAGCCACAGAAAGCACAACCCCACCAATTAGCTCCACAAAAATTATTGTGGCCAATATCGCAATACTAGGATGCCATCGATAAAATTTCACCAATCTATTCACGATATGTACTCGGACCGATATTCTTCAATTTTTCACGCAACTCTTTTGCCTTATTAGGAAAAGACCGCTTCAGAATACCAATTCGCTCACTTGCGGCGAAATATCGCTTCTTAAACCAATAAGTCTCAGTATACCCCGATTTCACAGCATCCCTCTCTAGTCGCGAAATCATTTTTTCTGCACGTTCGATATCCATGTTCGATGGCAACGGCAGAATCTTGCGAAGCCGCTGCATCAAGAATTCATGCAGCTGATGACCGACACGCGCAAGCTTATTTACTCTTCCCAAACAGCGATTGAAGTCTTTTCGATACGAGCGTGACGCGCGGTAACCAGGACTCGCAGCAAGCAGCTCAAGATTTTTGACGGCCGCACGAATATTTCTTGGTTCTTCCGGCGGCAATCGCGGCTGATCAAAATCAACACGCAGTCCATGCACAATCAATGGTTTAATCGATGCATACTGAATCTTTGTTTTCTTACCATTTAATGGCAAGCCGGCTTCAGACACCATCTCCTCGACCAATCGCAAGGCATATGAAAAATCGTACCTAGCAACTTTCGACGAAATATTTATATCATCAACAAATCTCGTATAAACCAGCCCCTTGTAGCCTAGCTTTCTTACTACCTGCCCCTCCACATCCCACAGGCAAAGTGTTGCAATATAACTAGAAGTCAGCGCACCTTGAACTACGTGATCTCCCATGCAACACACATCAGCAAGCGCATCAGACACATCATCAGGATAATTAAAAAATCTAGAGAATATCCCTCGCACGATCTCGCGATGAATGTTGTCAAAGAAATCCCTTATATCCAAACTAAGGACACTTTTCGCGCCGCAATGCTGTCGGGCACAATTAACGTAATCCTTCTCTGACGCATCGGATTCTGAAAAATCATCATTCGGAATAGATCCAAATATATGATCAGGCCAACTCACAACAGAAGAATTAGAAAAAATTCTCCGATTAATACGTCGCTGAATTTTCCGGATAAGATAATGTGGGTTATATACGACGCGAATCGAGCCGTCCTTTTTACGGACTTCGCGACGAAAATACCGCTGATCTGCAGGAAGATTGCGAGCACTGGATAGCTCTGAAAGCGCAACATCGAGGGCCACACATAGCGACGCCACGTCGGCTATGGACCCAGCGGATTCCTTTACTGGATGAAACCTTGGTGTATGAGCCATGGCACCGTCCAAGCGTTCTTATTCAAAGTGGTTTGGCCAACCCATGCACTAGGGTGCAGAAAGGCATGCTGCCTTCATCGACAAGTCGTTGGATGCCGCCACGCCCTTCATGGCCAAACCCTGCGACTAACTCTCTTCGGGGCGAAGAGACGGACGGTAGTCGCCCCTCCCCGAAAGCCGGCAAATCACCTGCGAACGCCGACGTCTGTTACCAGACAATGTCCAATGACTTCAACTCTGTCGATTGCAGCAAATGGGCGGTACGCCCACGCGTAACAAAATGATACAAGATTTGTACGGCGCGTCAATCGTGGAAATACCACGCTAGCCTAGCTGACGAGGTATTCAACCTTGGTATATTTTCAATATACTTTGGGCAGCCGAGGGATACGAACCCTACTTTGGGGGATTGGGACATCTTGAATGTGGGGCGTGGCGGCAAAAAAAGAGAGTTTACAGCCATTTAGGGTTCGGCGAGCCAAAATGAGCGGGCGGAATTCGCGAGCCACGGGGCGACGTGCGTATCTGCCCTTGTCCTTTCATCTGATGTATCGTGGCGCGATGCGAGCGCCGAACAACGGCCGTTGCGTCGCCGCATGCGACCGGCATACAGCGCGCCCGCCCCCGAAACTCGCAAGCCGTCCGCCGCGTGAGCGCATTCGGCCAAGCCCCTTTCACCTGCCCTGAAACCGTCGCCATGAAGAAACTTGTCAACCGCCCATCCGACGTCGTGCGCGAAATGCTGGAAGGCATCGCGCGGCAGTCGCCGCATCTCGCGATCCTCGGCGACGAGCACGTGCTCGTCCGCAAGCCGCTTCCCGAACCGTCGCAGCGCGCGGTCGCGGTCCTTTCCGGCGGAGGCAGCGGCCACGAGCCCGCGCACGGCGGCTACGTCGGCGACGGGATGCTGAGCGCGGCCGTCTGCGGCGAGGTGTTCACGTCGCCGTCCACCGACGCCGTGCTGGCCGCGATCCGCGCGAGCGCCGGCCCGAACGGCGCGCTGCTCGTCGTCAAGAACTACACGGGCGACCGGCTCAATTTCGGGCTCGCCGCCGAACTCGCGCGCGCGGAGGGCATTCCGGTCGAGACGGTCATCGTCGCCGACGACGTCTCACTGCGCGAGCGCGTCGAGCGCGGGCAGCGACGCGGGATCGCGGGCACCGTCCTGATCCACAAGCTCGCCGGCGCCGCCGCCGCACGCGGGCTGCCGCTCGCCCGCGTCGCCGCGATCGCGCGCGAGGCCGCGGCCGATCTCGGCACGATGGGCGTCGCGCTCGACGGCTGCACGATACCGGGCGCCGACAGATCGGGCTTCAGCCTCGCCGACCACGAAATCGAGCTCGGCCTCGGCATCCATGGCGAAAAGGGCGTGGAACGCACGGTGCCGCTGCCGGCCGACGCGCTGGTCGACACGCTGCTGTCGAGCATCGTCGCCGATCTCATACTCGACCGCGGCGAACGGGTCGCATTGCTCGTCAACGGTCTCGGCGCCACACCCGACATGGAGCTGGCGATCGTGCTGCGCGCCGCGTACGACAACCTGAGCCGGCGCGGCATCGCCGTCGAACGCGCATGGGCCGGCACGCTCCTGTCGGCGCTCGACATGCCCGGCTGCTCGATTTCCGTGCTGCGGCTGAACGACGAGCGTGCGGCGCTGCTCGACGCGCCGACGCAGGCGCGCGCGTGGCCGGGCGGCGGCGCCGTCAACCCGCAGATCCGGGTGGCCGCAGCGGAAACCCGCGATGCGCCACCCGCGCCGCTCGACGCAACCGGCCGCGCATGGGCCGCGCGCCTGCAGCCGGCACTGCACGCGGTCGCGCGCACGCTGATCGACAACGAAGCGACGCTGGCGGAACTCGACGCGGCGGCCGGCGACGGCGATCTCGGCGCGAGCATGCATCGGGCCGCGCAGGCGATTCTCGAGCTGCCCGACGCCGCGTACGGCACGCCGGCCGGCGCGCTCGCGGCGCTCGGCGCCGCGTTGCGTCGCGCGATCGCGGGCAGTTCGGGGCCGTTCTACGCGACCGCGCTGCTGCGTGCGTCGCGCCGCCTTGCCGACGTCGCCGAGCCGTCGGCGCGCGACTGGGCCTCCGCGTTCCGCAGTGCGGTGGAGTCGATCGGCGAGCTGGGCGGTGCGCGCGCCGGCGACCGGACGATGCTCGATGCGCTCGTGCCGGCCGTCGACGCGTTCGACCGTGCGCTCGGAGACGATCCGAGCGGCGCTGCCGCATGGGCCGTGGCCGTCGAAGCCGCCGAACGCGGCGCGCAGGCAACCACCCGCATGACGCCGCGCGCGGGGCGTGCGAGCTATCTGGGCGAACGCGCGATCGGCACGCCCGACGGAGGCGCCGTCGCAGTCGCGTACTGGTTGCGGGCGTTGCTGCCGCACGTGCGGTAAGCGGCAACTCGGCCGGACTCGCCAATTGAAGTGGTGTTGCAATAATCAAGCGCGTCGCAGTCGTTGCGCCACTCGACGGCCTCTTCGACCAT